AACTGGCTTCGTGAGAATGGACTGGGGGATATAATCAAAAACGAGATATCCGTATCCTTTGGTCGCAACGAAGATAACAAGGCGGCTGATTATGCCGAACTTGCGAAGGGTCAAGGGTTTCAACCAACACAAAAGATGAAGGTTGAACCCATGACTCTGAAAGCGCTAGTCCGTGAGCGTATTGAGGCAGGAAAAGAAATGCCAACGGAAATCTTCGGGGTGTTCTCGGAGAATAAAACTACAATAAAAAGGAACAAGTAACATGAACCAAGTAGCAACAAAAAAAGAAGGAGCATTAGCGACAAATTTATTTGAAGCTGATGCAAATCAAGGTGCTCAAAATATATCGCAAGAAGATCTTGCGTTGCCTTTCTTAAAAATTTTGGGACAGCTATCTCCAGAGGTTAACAAAAGAGATGGTAAATATGTCGAGGGCGCAGAACCTGGACTTATAATCAATACAGTTACAAATGAATTGTACGAAAGTCTTAATGTAATACCTTGTCATTATAAAAGACAATACATTGAGTGGCAGGACAGAGGCACTAGCACTGGTGCACCTGTTGCAATTCATGAGGCTGACAGTGATATAATTAGTCAAACCACAAGAGGCAAAGACTATAAAGATAGATTAGCAAACGGTAATTATCTAGAAAACACTGCAAGTCATTTTGTATTGGTGGGAGGTGATAACCCGCATACTGCTTTGATATCCATGAAATCTACTCAATTAAAAGTTAGTAGAAAATGGAATTCAATGATGATGGGTTTAAAAATGCAGGGTAAAAATGGATTATTTACTCCGCCTACATACAGCCACATTTATAATCTAAAAACCGTGCAGATGTCTAACGACAAAGGAACATGGTTTGGTTGGGATGTGTCTAAAGTTGGTCCTGTTGAACAAAAAGATTTGTATGACATGGCTAAAAACTTTGCAACTAGTGTAGGTAAAGGTGAGATCCAAGCTAAACACGGAACTGAAGAGACCACAAAGTCTAATTCAAATTACTAGATCCTAGGTAGTGGGCGTCGAAGCTAGCGTGGAAACGCCCACTTATAAAATATGATTGATAAGTTTAAAAACATATTTGAAGGATTGGACCGTGCGCATGGTGTCACCATTGTTGGTGAATCAAATGGTAATGGCACTAAAGTAAAAGGTAAATCATTTGTAAAACGAGAGCCAGTTACTAATGAACTATGGCAAAAACATTTAAATGGTGCAGATAGTTTAGGTGTAATACCAATCAACGATGATAACAAATGTAAATGGGGCTGCATAGATATTGACTCTTACGCAGGATTTGATCATCAAAAACTCATAAACAAAATTAAACAATTCAAGTTACCACTAATCGTGTGTAGATCAAAGTCTGGTGGTGCACATGTATTTTTATTTACAAAAGATTATGTGTCAGCAAGTTTGATGCAAGATAAATTAAATGAAATTAGATCTGTTCTAGGTTATGGTGGATCAGAAGTTTTTCCAAAACAGAGAGAATTAAAATCGAAAGATGATACAGGAAATTTTCTTAACTTACCATACTTTAATTGTAGTAATACAACAAGATATGCCTTTCTTGAGAATGGTGAAGCTGCTACACTAGACAGTTTTTTTGAATTAGTAGAAAGATATAAACAAGACGACATCAGCACAATAGAAGTTAAAAGACCAGAAACTCCATACTCTGATGGACCACCATGCATAGAACTTATGGTGCAAAACAAAGTTACAGAGGGTGGTCGAAATAATGCACTATTTCATTATGGTGTGTATGCAAAATCTAAATGGCCAGAAAATTGGAAAACAAAATTAATTTTATTTAATGACTCTGCAATGGCACAACCATTGTCAGATATAGAAGTAAACATCATAACAAAACAACACGAGAAAAAAGATTGGGGATATAAATGTAATGATCAACCAATGTGTAGTTTGTGTGATAAAAAATTATGTAAGACAAGAAAGTTTGGTATAGGTCAAGAGATAACATTTCCTAATCTTACAGACTTACAGGTTGTTGCATTAGAAGAACCATACTATTACATGAATGTGGATGGTGATAGATTATATTTAGACTCTGCAAAACATTTAACAAACCAAAGTTTATTTCAAGAGGAGTGTGTAAAACAATTAAGATTTAATCCACCAACATTAAAAACAAATGATTGGAAGAAACTTACAAATATATTATTAGAAAATGCAGAAGTAACAGAGCCTGCAGAAGGCACAGGCACAAAAGATATATTACGAAATTATCTTGAAGACTATTGCGTAAATAGAATTCAAAAAGATGATTACGAAGATTTAAAAAATGGTGGCACATACACTAAAGAGGGCTATCATCATTTTGTATTTGACAACTTCTTTCATAACTATCTTTCAAGAAAACATTGGAAGGTGCCATATCAAAGAACATCACAAATGTTAAAAGATAATTTAAATTGTACAACAAAGCGTGTAGGTAAACACAAATTGTCTGTATTTGTTGTAACTAGATTTGATAAAAAAGAAGAAACATATAAACCAAAACAATTTAAGAAAGATAATTATTAATGAGAACAATAATATACGGACCACCAGGCACAGGTAAAACACATACTCTATTGCAACACATAGAAAAATTTCTTGAGACAACTGAACCTGATAAGATTGGATATTTTACATTTAGTAAAAACGCTGCCATAGAAGGTAAAGAAAGAGCTGCAATTAAATTTAGACTATCTCTGTTGGATGATCTACCATACTTTCAAACTCTACACTCTTTTTGTTTTAATCAACTTGGTTTAAGTAAAGATCAGGTTATGAAAGAAAAACATTATAAAGAATTAGGAGAGAAGATGGGATTAGAGATAGAAGGAACACAACAAGATGAGGATCATGATAGTGTATTTTATTCAAAGAATCCATACATACAATTAATAAATATAGCACGATCAAAAGAAATAGATCCTGTAAAATACTATCATCTTACAGATAATCAACAGGTGTCATTAAATAAATTAAAAATCATATCAGAAGAATTACAAAATTATAAAAAAGAAAATGGTCTGGTGGATTTTCCAGATATGATAGAAAAATTTTTACAAGGTGGTGATACACCAAAATTAAGAGTCATGTTTGTAGATGAAGCACAAGATTTAAGTTTAATACAATGGAAGCTAGTAAGAAGAATAGAAGAATCCTCTACAGATTCTTTTATTGCAGGAGACGACGACCAGGGTATTTACAAATGGAATGGTGCACATGTAAATACTTTTATAAATTTAGAAGGGACAAGAGAGATATTAGAACAATCACATAGGGTGCCACAAAAACCTTTTGAAATTGCAAACAAGATTATTAACAAAGTTAAGAACAGGGTAGATAAAAAATATTATCCAAAAGAAAAAGAGGGATCTGTAAAACGTTGTCAAAGTTTACATGAAATAGATTTTACAGAGGGTAAGTGGTTAGTGTTAGCTACAGCAAACTATATGTTAAGTGACATAGGTGATGTGCTAGATGAAAAAGGATTGTATTGGCAAAGAAGAAAAGCGACACCAAGAGTTAAAAACATATACGAAATCATACAAAAATGGAATGAGTTAAAGACTGGCATACCAATGCATTTTAACGATTGTAAAAAAATATTTAACAAAATGAATAAAAACTGGGACAAAAAATTATTTAAGGCTATGGTTAAAGATCAATTCTATAGCATTGATGATTTAAAAGAAAAATATGGTTTACAGACAGAGGCAGATTGGAAAGAAGCGTTAGATGAATTGGGTGATGAAGATATAAAAAAAATAACAAAACTAATGAAGACAGGAGAAGACTTAACTAGAGACCCAAGAATAAGTGTTTCTACAATACATGGCGTAAAAGGTAATGAAAGAGAGAATGTAGTTGTAACAACAGACTTGTCAAATGCAGCGTTTATTGATTATGAAAAAAATCCAGACGATACACATAGATTATTTTATGTTGCATGCACAAGAACAGAAAACAATTTATTTATAATCGAACCACAAAGGAAAAAAGCATATGACATCTAAAGTATGGGACAAACAACACGGAGGATCACACTATCAAAAATATAAAATTCAACCCAGCAAGTTTGTTGTTGAGAATGAGTTGTTATATCCGGAAGGGTGTGCTATAAAATATATAATAAGACACCGTGATAAGGGGAAGAAACAGGACTTATTGAAAGCGATACATTTTATAGAGATGATAATAGAGAGGGATTATGAAACAGATATTTAAACCACAGACTGAGTGGCTACCTCCTCAAGATTTTCCTAATCTTTTAAAATACGATGAGATTGCAATTGACTTGGAAACTAAAGATCCTGATCTTAAAACCATGGGTTCAGGCTCTATCACAGGCAGAAGTAAAATAGTTGGAATAGCTGTAGCTGTTGAAGGTTGGTCTGGATATTATCCTATCGCACACGAAGGCGGTGGTAATATGGATATTAAAATGGTTCTAAAATGGTTTCAAGATGTATTGAACACACCAGCAACAAAGATATTTCACAACGCCATGTATGACGTATGTTTTATTAAAGCTGCAGGACTTAAAATTAATGGACCTATCGTAGATACCATGATTGCTGGCTCTCTCGTAGACGAGAATCGCTTTCGATACGATTTAGGCTCCATGGGTAGGGATTACCTTGGAATAGGTAAAAACGAGGCTGTATTGAAAGAAACAGCAGAACTTTGGGGTGTAGATCCTAAGTCTGAGATGTACAAATTACCTGCCATGTATGTAGGTGAGTATGCTGAACAAGATGCAAATCTAACTTTAAAACTTTGGCAAGAGATGAAAAAACAAATGTATCATGAGGATGTTGAAGATATATTTAAATTAGAGACCGAACTTTTTCCTTGCCTCGTTGATATGCGTTTTTTAGGAGTGCGTGTAGATACTGAAGCAGCATATCAATTAAAGCAACAATTAGTAGAAGAAGAAAAAGAATGCTTACAAAAAGTAAAAAAAGAAACATCAGTAGATGTTCAAATATGGGCTGCACGTTCAATTGAGAAAGTCTTTCAAAAATTGAACCTACCATACGACCTAACTGCCAAAACACATTCTCCATCATTTACTAAAAACTTTCTGCAGAACCATCCACATCCTTTGGTAAAACAGATAGCTCGTGCTAGAGAGATAAATAAATCTCATACTACATTTATTGATACCATACTAAAGCATCAACATAAAGGTAGAATACATGCAGAGATAAATCAGATTAGATCAGATAGTGGTGGTACAGTAACCGGTAGGTTTAGTTATAACAATCCAAACTTACAGCAGATACCAGCACGGAACAAGGAACTTGGACCACGGATCAGATCGTTATTTATACCAGAAGAAGGTTGTCAGTGGGGCTGTTTTGATTACTCACAACAAGAGCCACGTCTTGTTACACACTATGCTAGTCTTGATGGACTCTACGGTGTAGACGAAGTATTAAATTCATACAACGAAGGTGAAGCAGACTTTCACCAGATTGTATCAGACATGGCTAACATACCAAGAGGTCAAGCCAAAACAATTAATCTTGGTTTGTTTTATGGTATGGGTAAAAATAAATTACAAGCAGAACTAGGTGTATCAAAAGAAGATGCTGAAGATTTATTTAGAACGTACCATGACAAAGTCCCTTTTGTAAAAATGTTAATGGAGAGTGTCATGCGTAGAGCCCAGGACAAAGGTCGTGTTAGAACTTTACTAGGTCGTAGATGTAGATTTAATTTGTGGGAGCCCAATCAGTTTGGGATTCATAAAGCATTGCCACACGAAGAAGCGCTCGCGGAACACGGACCAGGGATCAAAAGAGCGTTTACATACAAAGCATTAAATAAATTAATACAAGGATCAGCAGCTGATATGACAAAAAAAGCTATGGTTGATTTGTATAAAGAGGGTATCATACCACATATACAGGTTCACGATGAACTTGATATATCAGTAAATAATAATGCAGATAAAATAAAAGAGATTATGGAGTCTGCTGTAGAATTAGAAGTGCCTAACAAAGTGGACTATGAATCTGGACCAAATTGGGGTACAATAAAATGAGGTTGAACTATGGCTTATTTAAATGCAAACATACCACCAACTTATGCTCAGATAAGAAGAGAGTATCTTTATGATCTTAAAAAACATCATGGAGAAGTTGAAGACTGTATTATCTTTGGTATTAGCTCTCTTACAGGTCGTAGCATTCTATGGCATGCTATTATGGAAAATGGTGCGATCTTTTATAGACTACCTATTACAGCGTTTATTCAAAGAGGATTTAAACCCGAAGATGTACCCATACGAAGACTT